CAAAAAAGACCGCGTGCCGGCCGTCAATATTGGCGGGCAGCGTAAGAAATTCTCAGGCGGGGCGTCGCCGACCATGGTCCGATACCTTACCGATAAGGGTGATCGAGGCCGGGCAGGATCTCAGAAGCGAGCGCCTGAAGCCTTTAAGCAAGGCACCGACTGGATGTCTAACGTCGGCCAGTACCAGGGCGGAGCGCTCGAGGAATGGGCTAAGGCCGTAGACCGAATCGTTATCAAGTGGGGGTACCTGTAATGGCTATCGGCAAGACCCTAACGGTCTACCTCGCAGCTGACGTTTCCAAACTACGCGGCGGCCTCGATAGCGCAGACCGTAGCCTTTCAGGATTCAGCAAGAATCTATCTAGCATGGTTGGCCCGGCGTTGATCGGGGCCACGGCCGCAGCCGGGGCATTCGCGGTTGCAGTGGGCGTCGAGGGCGTCCAGGCAGCGCTCAAAGATCAAGAGGCCTTGACCAAACTAAACACCACGCTCGAAAACCTCGGATTCGATGCAGTCTCCCAGGACGTCCAGGAATTCATCGACAAGACCGCCTACGCATCCGGGCAATCGGACGACGTTCTCAGGCCGAGCCTAAATCGGCTACTACTGGCTACAAATGACGTATCTACTGCTCAAAGTAGCCTCACCCTTGCCCTCGATATTGCAGCCGGCACGTCTGCCACAACTGAGCAGGCCTCAAATGCGTTGGCAAAAGCCTATGAGGGCAACCTCGGGGCCTTAGGCAAACTCGGCATCGGCATCGACAAAGCCACCCTAAAGTCGATGAGCATGGAAGAAATCACCACGGCTCTATCCACTAAATTTGCAGGCCAGGCATCCGCAGCAGCTGAGACCTACCAGGGCAAAATCGACCGGCTCTCTATTGCCGTAGATGAGGCCAAGGAAACTATCGGATATGCCCTTCTAAATGCGCTTGACGACGTAATCGGCTCGATGGGCGGAGTTGGCGGCCTCCAGACCGTGATCGACGAAACCGCTAGAGGATTCGGATTCTTGATTGAGGATGTCGCAACTCTCATTAAATTCTTCGGCAATTTGTCGCCCTCGACGGACAACGTAAATAAGAGTTTCTTCGAGACTTCGACATTCCTAGCCAAATTGGCAACCGTATTGCCAGTGGTCGGCACCTACCTCGGTACTTACATTAACTCGCAGGAATACGCCTACCAGCAGAATCTAGCCACGGCTGGAACCGTCGAAAACCTGACTCAGAAGTACATCGACCTTGCCGGCGCAATTCAGATTGCAGGAGCCGCAATCTCGACCGCCGACGTGTTCTCAGCTGCACAGGGCGGAACGCCTACGGGCGGCTACACCCCGAAATATGAGCAGGGTGTGGCCCGGGCAATCCTGGCCATGCAGAAACTGAAAGACAATCAAGACGGCGTTCGCAATAGCCAAGGCAGCCTCACAAAGGCAGTCAAAGAAATGGACCCCGCCTTACGCCGTCAGATCGACCTAGTAAAAAGCCTCACCTCTCAACTAGACGACGCTGGAAAGGCCCTCGAGGCCGCACGGAAGGACATGGACGACTGGATCGAGTCCATGGCTGGCCAGATCACATCTGGCATCGACCTCGGCGCGGTCTACGACGCCGCATTCGATGACGCAGGAAAATCGACCGGGCAAAGCCTGCTCGAGGGCTTTAATAAGCAGATCCAGCAGGCCGGCATATTCGGCGAATATCTTAAGCAACTGAACTCCGAGGGCGGCCCCGAACTCCGTGATGCCGTGGCCGCCCTCGGCCCCGAGGCAGGAAACAAACTAGCCGAGCAGATCATCAAGGATGGACTCATCCCGACGATGCAGTCCCAACTAGTCGCAGTAAAGCAACAGGCCCGCACAACAGCCGAAGCCATGACCCCCGAATTCCTCATCGCAGGCGTAAACTCGGCCGTGAATTTCCTGATCGGCACCCAGAACGCACTCGGCGCTGCAACCTCTCAGCTCGAGGAAATGGGCCGCGCTATGGGCAAGACAATCGGCGATGCTGCGGCCGAGGAGATCCGGGCAGCCCTGGCGGCCGCTGGTGTGGCCATGTCCGGCGGAAACGCAACCCTCGGCGGCACTACTGGCCCGGCCATGTCGGCCGAGGCCGCTGCTCGAGTCGCAGCGGGTGGCGGATCATTCGCAAGCGCACTCTCGAGCACTTCTATCGCGCAGGCAATCGAGCGGGCCATCTTTGACTCGAATCAGCGTCTCGGCCGTACCGGACAGGCAGTCCTACAATGACCAGCCCAGTAACCCACATCATTATCGGAGGCGTCAGCCTCGATCTAGCCGACGTCGAATATCAGGTATCGGTGACGCATGGCCGTAACGACATTAAGAGCCAGCCGGAGGCCTCGACAGCGGTAATCGCGCTTAGAGGTTCCGAAGGCGTCAATATTGACCTGGCCGCAAGCGTAGACATAACCACCTATGGCTTCAGCCGCTTCACCGGCGAAGTATCAGACCTCGCAATTACTCACCTATCCTCGGTCCCGCCCGAGGCGATCACCACGATCACTTGTATCGGAAACCTATCCAACCTGGGCTCGAGGATTACCGGCGCATCCGGCTACGCCTCCGAAACGGTTTACTCGAGGGCCGAGGAGATCCTGACCGACTCCGGCGAGACATTCCTCAACGGCGGCACAACTACACTCGAGCTCTATTCTGTCTCGGCCGGCAATGCGCAGCCTCAGACCTGCCTCGACGGCCTCCAGGCTCTCGCAGAATGGTCAGGCGGTACCTACTTCGACACCCCCGAGGGATACGTAGTCTTCGAGTCCTACGGACAGCGGGGCTCAACAGCATTCCCGGGCGCATGGTCAGCCCAGATAAACACGTGGGCCGAGGCCGAGGCCAGTTGGGATTCCTACCCCTCGAGCGCAGCTGCAACCAGCCTGCCAAGTAACCGCCAGCCATTTACCCATGACTTACCACCTGTCCTAGAGCCGACTTGCGAGGTCGTCGAGTTTCGCCGATATGTCGGCCAGGCTGGAGCCGCCGTTGCGGTAGCCGGGCTGAATGGTTTTTGTGTAGCGCTCGATTTCTTGCCGGACGACTGACCGAATGAGCCAGAATAGGCCGGCAAGGATTGCGGCGAGAATGGTTATTACGCCGACCGCTACGCCGACGACATCTGTCCACTGCATTAGCCCAGGCTAACGATTCTTGAGGCGCTCGAGCACGATTGCCCGGGCGCGTTCCGTCGAGCTAGTCGGCTTTGGTGCGGCCTTCTTGGCTGTGCGCTTCTTGGGCTCCTCGATGGGCTCTAGTGCCTCGATGATTTCCTCGGCCTGCTGCTCGCTCACGGTGTCTCCTCAATGATCGGTGCTGCAAATACGGTTCCGTCCCAGGTGTAGCCCAGGCCTGGGTAGGTTCCTCGAAACGATGACGAATAGGAACATTGCAGCCACAGGCCTTCGATCCCGAGATCTGCCTGTAGTTGCTGGCCGAGCGGCTCTGATTCTGGGAATGCTCCGCCGTCTATGTCTGAGTTATTTATTACGTGTACTGCGCGAACAATGCCGTATTCATCAACTAGCGCGAAATGAGCCATCAGACTGCCACCCTTACGATAACTATTCCAGATCCGCCATTTTGGGTTCCTGAACCGCCCGATTGACCGCCGCCGCCGCCTGCCCCGCCTCCGGTGTTGGCTGTTCCGTTCGTTGGGGTAGTTCCATATTGCTTTCCATTACCGCCGCCACCTGTGCCGCCGGTGCTGTTGGCACCGCCACCGCCGCCGCCACCACCGATTGCATAGGAGCCCGCTACATATGCGCCGCTTGGCGTGGTTCCCGCGATGGACGTAGTTGTTCCTGCACCTCCATTTGGTGGATTTGTGGATCCTGGAGTACCGACTGCGCTTGCTCCGCCGCCTCCGCCGCCGCGGCCTGAGCTGCCATTACCTCCGGCATTGCCTTGATTTAGCGTTCCGCCGCCTCCCGTAGCTCCGTCCCAGCCACCGCCGCCGGATCCACCCTTGGAGGTTGCGCCTGTGCTTGCGAATCCTGATCCGCCGACAGCTGTGAGAATGGTTCCTACGGCACTATCGGTTCCGCTTTCGGCGTTGCCAATTCCGCCTGCGCCAATTGTTACGGTGTAAGTTCCTGCGGCTAGGTAGTAACTTGTTGCCTGAATTACGCCACCGGCACCGCCGCCACCATAACCAAATGCCACACCGTCTGTACGGTTTACTGCACCGCCGCCGCCGCCCACGACAACAATGTCGGCAAATCCGGCTCGGTCAATTACTAATGACCCATTACCCGTGAAGGTCACGTATTTGTACCCGGTGTAGGTGCCAGTCGCGACATTGGTGAAGTTCGCCGCGCTAACACCCGAGGAGAAAGGGAGGCACCACCACACCGCGGCCGCGCTGTCATAGGTGAGGCTTACTCCTGTGTATTGACTGGTGATCGAATTGACTGTGCCTGTCACAGTTCCACCGGTGAAGGTTACGGCTCCTGTGTTGACGCTGAAGACCAGTAAACGCATACCGTTTACGAGGCTGGTCGAAGGTAGCGTGATTACGGTCGCTGAGGCCGAGTTCATGCAGATTGTCGTGCCGGCCAAAATGTCGGCCACCGTAACGGTGTACGACGCGGTTTTTTTTGACATCGAGCCCGAGGCCACAACGTCGACGCGGTTAGCGAGGGCCAGGGAGGCCGTGGGGTAGTTGGCTACGAGATCCGTCGAGGTGACGTAGGTCGTGCCGCCTGTAGTGGTTGCCATGCTGTGCCCTTCCTAGGCCGCTAGATCATCTGAGGTGACTACGTTGTACCAGATTAGGGTCGGATCTACGTCGCCCCATTGTAGCGTCGGGTCGACGTCTGCCCAGGTAACCGTCTGGTAGGAATATCTGGGGTCTGAAATAGATAGCGTCAGAATGTGCTGACCGGGCGTGTACGTCTCGGACCAGCCTTCGACCAGGCCCAGGAACTGATCGAACGGCGCCGGCTGTGGCAGGTCATTAACTAGGACGCTCGAGCCTGAGATCAGCGCTAGCACCTGATCCCGTTCGGGAACTGTCAGTTGATCGACGTAAATCGAGATGTTGCCGAGGTTCCACAATGGGAGGGCCTGGGCTAGGAGTATCGCGTTTGCTCGGCTGATTGCGTCGGCGTTGGCCTTTAGTCCTGTTTCCAGGGTCAAGGCCCGGCGGCCATAGGTGGCGATCGAGGTCGCGTCCGTCGCCTGGTGATATGACGGCGGGTCGCCATGGCTCACGGTTGCATCGTTAATGATTGAGACCTGGTTCTGGGTCCAAGCGGGTGTGAAGATCACGCCATTACTGGGCAGGCTGGTTGCAGCTGTAGTCGAGGGGTAGGAATCCCAACTGGACTCGGCCTCGGCCCACGTGTTTATCTGGGCTCCCCAGGCTCCAGGGAAAGCGGTCGAGCCGCGATTGCCGTAGGACTCGAATACGACGTAACCCTCGGGGGTGTCGAAGTAGGTGCCTCCTGACCATTCGGCGAGCGCCTGGAGGCCGTCGAGGCAAGTCTGGGGCTGCGCGTTGCCGGCCGATACCGCGTAAAGCTCGAGGCTGGTTGTGCCGCCGTTCAGGTAGGTCTCGCCCGAATCAGTCAGGATTTCCTCGGCCCTTGAGTAGACAGTCTCCGAGGAGTAGCCAGACGCGCCGGTAATCCTTGAGCCCAAGTTAGAAAGGTTGCCGATACAGGTGATCGTCGTGATCGCGGTCGGCGGGGTCGAGGACAAGTGAGTAATGGCCAGGTCCGTGACTTCGCCCGTGAAACGGTTAAAGCCGTAGGTCGTAATATCCACACTTGCGGCCAGGTCGATCGAGACGCCTTCCGAGCCCCGTAGCGCGATGACGGCGGTCGATGCCTCGGGCTGCGACTTGATGTCATTACGGCCGTGAGTGATCGAGATCTGGTATTCGACGTCGGCCAGATCGAGGCTGACGCCTCCTATGATGATGTGCGTTACTGGGCTGGTCATTGTAGGACCGCCTGCCCGGTGCGGCCGAGGCGCTGATCTGAGTCGTTAATGGCTCGCTGGATTGCCTGGGCGATTGCTGTTCCATTGAGGAATGGGCTGCCAGCGACAAGGTTTGCCTGGCTTGCGGCCTGTGCCGTCGTTCCGGCCGTTCCAGCCATGATCGAGGTTGCGCCACTTTGGGCGAATCCCGCAGCTGCGAGTGCGTCGCGGATTTCCTTGACCATGGCCTCGGTCAAGGTCTTGCCCATTTGGCGACCCATTTCTGCCAGGAGGCTGCTGGACTCCTCGAGTTCGGCCTGCATGGTCATGAGGTAGCCCGCGGCTGATTGCACACCAGCGACCAGCATCGGCGGCACCATTTCGGCGGCCGTGGTCTGCGCCATTTGCTGAACATCAACCAATTTCGACTGCATGGTCGGGATAAGGCCCTGGTCAATGATTTCCTTGGCTAGTTTGTTCCCTGCCTCGGGGCCGAGGGCGGCCACGGCATCACGGAGTTCCGGGCCACCCTCGGAGTTCAGTTGCTTAAGGTAGTTGCCGAACAGGCCTGCTTGCTCGATCTGCTTGTTAAACCCATCGAGGAGACTCTGCCCGGTGCGCTTACCTTCGTCGTCAAATTCCTGGATCGCGCCGACGTTGATGCCTGAAAGGATGTTGCCTGCCATTGAGTCGATCCAGGCGTTCATGTCGTCACGGGCTGACTGGAGCGCCTTGCCGGCGTCGCTGACCTTGCCCGTAAGTTCCTTGACGAGATCTATTTGGGCTCGCAGGCGCGGGTTCATTTTCTCAATGGCACCTGAAAGGCCACCACCACCAGTTGATCCGCCGCCGCCTGCGGCCTCGGCCGCTTGCTTCATGCGGTCGCGCATTCGGGCAATAGCGTTGTTCATCGAGTTAAGTCCGTCATAGGCAGCGGTCGGCGTTCCGCCAGTCTCGGCCCCACCAAAAGCAAAGACGGCCCGGGTAGCAGCTGCGGCGCCATAGGCCGCGTACTGGATGTACTCGAATTCCTTGCCTAGTGCACGCGCTTCCTTCACCGCTTGCTCGAAGGCGTCGCCGGTAGCGAATAGGATTTTTAGACCAGCCGACCAGTTACCGCTTCCAATGGCGTCCCCGACTTCGAGCAAAGCATCGGCGGTGAATACTGCATTCTGGCCAAATTCGCCGACTGCTGTTCCTACGTTTTCGGCGGCAGGCTGTAGAGCCCGCATCCGGTCGACTGCATTCTGGATTTCGGCTGCACTACCTCCGACGGCGCCGATTAAACCTGTGCCGAACGCTTCGATTAGTTCGTCAGTGGCAATTTGCAGCTTTTTCATTCCGCCGGCCGCGGTGTTGGCTGCCGCCTCGGACTGGCCTTGGAACGTGGCGGTGAGTTGTTCGTTAATCGTCTTCATGTCGCCGGACTTGAGCGTGGCGGCATCAAGACCTGCGCCAAGTTTGCCTAAAGCCGTTGTATTTCCGTCATACCCGCGTGCCAACGCTTGGGCAACACTTTCCAAACTGCGCCCCGTGCCTACTGAGACATCGAGGGCAGTTTGCAGGGCCGATTGTGCTTCTTCGACTGATCCAGTAGATCGGACTAGGCGGTCAAAAGCCGGACGCAGTTCTGAGTCAGTTACGGCGGCCGTGTATTGCAGGTCGTCAATAAACTTATTGACCTGCTCGGATTGCCGGCCAAATCCCAGATTATCGAGGGTCGTACTGAGTTTGGTTAATTCGGCTTCCTCGGCCATCGCCGCCTGTACGCCTTGGACACCGATAGCAACGGCGAAACCTGCGGCCGCAGCTGTGGCTCCGATTAGGGCTGGCCCGACAAGGCTGTTTAGCGATTTCCCGAATACAGTAAACGAATCGTCAGCAGACTTGAGGCCCTTGCGTAGCTTGTCTACGTCGGCCGCGAGATAGACGGTTAGAGTCTTGCCGATAGCCATTAGAGGTAACTCCACTTCAGGACGATGCGGTCAACGGCCTTGCCCCATTCTGCCAGGGCTCCGCCCTGGTATTCGCGCACATTCTGCATCCAGTCAGTACCCTGACCAAAAGCTTCTGGGGCTCTTTTCTGGGCTCCTGCGCGGCCACGGTCGCCCTTGTCGGTGAGGTATCTGACCATGGTCGGGGAGGCTCCGCCCGAGAATTTCTTGCGCTGGCCGCCAATATTGACCGCCGGCACGCGGTCTTTCTTGACCTTGACCGAATCGGCGATCACCTGGCCCCATGGGCCTGCGTAGTTGATTGCAGCTTCTCGCCAGGCTGGGGCCATGTGCTTATCGGCTACGGCCTGGGAGGCCTGCCGGAGTTCGGCCGAGGCCTCTTTGGGCAGATTGCGAAAAGCGCGCAGGACGTCATCGAGCCCCTCGACGTAGGTGTCAAAGGTCTTTAGAGCCATTGAGCACCTCCACTATCGTCGAGAGTTGCCGGGGGTCGTAGGCTGCCACCTCCTCGATGGGCCTTCCGATCCTGACGGCGACTTGGGTTATGAACCTTCTGACGCTGCCGCTTGGGTAGGGTCCGGCGTTTCGCCATCCTCTGCCCAGACGTTCTTTTCCTTTGCCCAGGTCTTTACCTGTGCGAGCGTGCTAGGCGACTCGCCGACGACATGAATATAAGCGCAGATGAGGCGAATTCCCATGGTGCCCGGCTTCCGCTTCGCCTTGTCGTACAGTTCCTCGGCCTCCATCAGATCAAATGAGCAGACCTCAAAGGTCTGAGGCTCGGGCTGGTCTGACGTTGTTACGGTAATGCTTGGATACACGGCGTTTCCCCGTTCACTAGTTGGTTATGCGAAGGTTACAGTGCCCTGCGCGGAAACGGTGCAGGTTGCGATGCCGGCGGCGTCGAATGTGACGTCGCAGGAATCGATCCACATTTGGGTTCCGGTCCAGACGCCTGTGGCCGACTCGACCGTCATGGCAATGTAGGTGCCGGACGCGATTGCGGTCTGAAGGGCATCGTAGATGCCGGCGTTCTCGTCGTAGAGGAAATCGAGCGAGATTGTCGAGTTCAGGTCGGTCTGGTTAAAAGCGACATCCGAAAGGGTCTTGGTGCGGATGATCGTCGGCGTGGTGGTGACGGTGCCGGTAGTGATCTGGTCTTCGTACTGGGTGGCGCCAACCTGGACGGTGAACGCGGCACCAGCCACGGATACAACTGCCATTTTCTTACTCCTTCATCGAGACGGAGACGTTTATCTCCGTGGTGTAGACGGTGCCTT